GTCCTTACTGGTAATGCTGTCCGTGACAAAGTCACCAGCCGAAGCACCGGAGGCTATTACCAGCTTCAGTGCCTGTGTACCCTGTTTCCTGTCCTTGGTATCCAGTGACTGGGTGAAGTCACCGTCAGTTGCCTCATCAAACGTAACGGCACAGGCATGAATACGTGTGGAACTTACCTTATCACGGTACTCTACCCTGGAGATCATGGAGATATTGGAGGGGATATCAAAGCGAATCTGCTTCCCATCTCCGTGTAATGATATGTTCTCAATTGGATCGTAGGCTTGCCCCGTAACACTGATGATTGACTGGTTGATGAAATTGTCAATACTGGCAGGGTCATAGCCCCACTTCCAGAGTTCATAGGTATCCCCATTCGTAGAGGATGCAGAGAGAGCTGGCATAACAGTTAGCGTCGTCACATTACTGGAAATAGAGGAGTCAGTGACACGCCTGATTGCCCCGTCGTCATCCCCAGACGTGAGCCTCAGCCAATACCCAATGTAGTTGTCAGCACCACCCAGAACCAGAGAGTTATCCACAAGTGTCGTGGTAGTCCCATCGGTTGATGCTGAAGAGACATAGAGAGCACCGAGTGCATACCCTATATGCTGCCGTAATTCCTCGCGAGTACGACCTTGAATAACAGGCATAGCCTACCTCATTGGCAATGGCGCTTTTCCTCCACGGCGCTCTCGACGCGCACGGGCTATATGAAGCGCCAACGCATACTTTGGGTCCTTAAGCCTCTCAGGGTTCTTGATCTTGGGTGCTTCCTTCTTGCTGCCAGGCGCATCTTTAGATGTTCGCCCAGCCATGTCTAGTACCCACCCTTTTTCGGTTTCTTCTTATCGGTCACCTTTTTGCCGGTCTTCGTCGCATACCGCTTGGCAGCGGAACGACCAGCCGCGGTGTACGGAAAACTCCTACCACCTACTTTTGGCATATCAGTCCTCCTTTTTAGTCTTGGTCTGCTTTGACCGCTCCGCCTCCAACTCCTTAGCCAGTGCATTGAGCTTTCGCATAAGAGCACGGTTCTGGACTTCAAGGGCGAAAACACGATCTTGTTGCATTACCGCCTGAATGTCAGCAGCTATTACATCAATAGGCACATCAGCTTCTTGAGTCATAATCCTCTTCCTAGTAATAAAGTTTCCGGTTCGTGCTCTGAATACGTTGCCTCGCATACTTGCGGAACTCGTTCAGTGCACGCCCTATTTCCTTACGCTCTTCCGCTGTAGGGGGCCGCTTCGTGTACTTCGTCCGAACCTCTTCGGCAAAGCTATCCGCAGCGTTCCCCATCATTTCCTCGATATGAGACTGGCTGGTCGTATCATCAGCAAGAACCTTCAACCGTTGCTTATGCTCAACGCCAAACTTATCTTTTGCCTTGAGCACGACGGTATGAGCGATAATTCTTCCGCCAGTTTCTGCGTTTCCTCCGACGGGGGCAACCCCAAGGTTGGCAGACCCCGCCGGAGTCCACAGTTCAGTCGCCATAATCCTTATTCCTAGTTGCGGATAGCCAACATCACGACCTGATTGTCAGTATCCACAGATGGGATTGTCATTGCATGGCCTATCGGTCGTGTATCCTCTTCTGAGGATGCGTCCCACAGGTCAAATGCTCCTGACTCACCTGACGCTTGGCTAACACCAATAGCGTCGCCGACGACAGCAACCGCTGCTCCTGATAGCACAGAGGCAATACCTGATGTCTGTATCCAGCAGTAGTAGCTTGCCGTGACCGGAATGGTTGTGACTCCTAACGGTCCTGTGGTCTGAGTTCCGTCACCATCTACGATTTTTACGTTGGTGTATGGGTTGTATACCAAGCCAAATAGCGACGATGTGGTCAGGGCTGTCCTTATGCCGTCTGGCTCATCAAGAGTGATGATGACGGTATTGTCGGCAGAAGCATCGTGTTTCGGGTGAGACTTAATTCGATACACCTCTCCCTGACCAGGGCCGTCGTTGCAAATCAGGTAACCGTCAGCATACTGATCCTTTGTCAGGTCAGTCGTGGGAACCTCAATGCTGATAGTCGTGTCGCCTACTGAATGCGCCGCCGTTGCAGCAACGTCCATGTCGTGTGCGGCTACGGCTGCTACGCCGTCCACAATTTTCCCTGCCGGGGTAATTGCAGAAGAACTGTTCTTGGCATAGTAAAACACTCTGCCATCAGGGGTGACAGCCCTTGTGCCGAGCTTTTGCTTCTGCTCGGAAGACTCAACCTTCTCCATCCCGTAACTTAAATAAACTGTCGTTGGGAATGCCATTTCGATCTCCTTCTTTCTACAGGCTCTAGTCCTGCGAATGCCGTTGTTAGTATATCGCTAGGCACGGCAATCGTTACACCTAGCTTTACCCGAATTGCCTCCCCATCCGCCTTCTTCCACGAGCGACCCTTGGATTTTCTATCTCCTCAGCCGTATTGGTAGAAGGGGCTTCCGGCTTGGATTCTTGTCTTCTCCCTGCACACCACCGACACGAGCATGTATCACTGGGGGGCCACGGTAAGAGCCCTTGTCGGGCCTTGCGAGACACGTAATCTGGGTTCCCAGGGAGGTTATCCAGCTTTGTGCCCGCTTCACTCACGACATCCCCACTCGGAGACACCATCGTGCGGTGGCGGTACAGAGACACTTTTGGCTGCCACTCGTCTATGTATTCCCACGAGTAGCCCTGCCCAACCAATTCCTGTCGCAACTCAGTGCGTTCCTTCGTAGTTATTGCCATCAGATACCTCTACTAGCTTGTTGCCGGAGTACCTGCATCGAGAGTAAGAGCAACGCCCTTGCTGTCGTCAAGCTCGAATACGCCGTAGTCGGCTGTCATAACAACCTCGGTTGCCCGAAGGGAAGCGTCCCTCTGACGCTCTGTCCGTGTGTCTACGCTCTTCAGGACTGCCAGGGCACTCCTGTCACAGCAGACACCAACAGCATCATCGCTGCTGTCAATGGTGATATTCCCGTCCTCGAAAATAGGTACTCCGTTGATGGGTCGAAGCCCACTGAAGAAGTTACCCAGCAGTTCAGCAGACCATCCAGCCGGAACCGGGTAGGTCGCGGATGCCGTCACCGCAGTGTTCGCTATGTCCCACACCGCAAACGGGTGCTGGACGATGTAGACCTGTGATCCGAACTTGTTTCCCTTGGCATACGCCACGGTTGCGGAGACGTTGGCTAGGCTCATACTTCGGCCAGCCGCACCAATATCGGTGCTGAAGCCACTGTAAAGAGCCGTTACGTCCGTATCCTTCTTCCGTGCCATGCCGTCACCAAGCTGTCGCCCGATGATCGAGAACACGTTCTGTGCACTCTGTCGTGCCAGTTTATCGGTAATGATGATCTTGGCTCCGACCTCAGATGCGGTGAGGTCTACCGTGGTCATCCCGATATCTTCCTCATCAATCATATCCTGACCATCCACGAGGTCGGACATACTCATCTGTCCTACCTTGGGGACAGTAACCTGCTTTGAACCCTTGGGCAGATTGAACTGCTCTACCAGGGCCATAGCCGGAGCGTTATGCTCCTCTGTGTACCGCGCTGCCGCGATAATGATTCGTTGGGCATTTTCCAGATTGCCCGTCGTTGCTGCCTGTGGCATTTCTTACCTCCTCTAGTTTCCGAGTGCTAGTCTTCTTGCGGCTCGCACCGCTGCCTCCGACCTGTCCCCATTATTATACGCATCAAGGAGACGATGGTCATTCGGCGAAGCCTCAGCAGATCCCTGACTGTTGTCAAAGGTCTGTGGGGCAACTCGACCCTGCTTCAATCGCGCATTCTCCGCAACGAGAGCCCTCTCCCGCTTCAAGCGCTGCGCTTCCCTTTCCATTTCCACTGGGGTATTGGACTTCTGAAGGGCCATAAGATCATTAATCATCTGCTTATTGGCCAGTCCATGCTTCTGCATGAAGTGAACTGCCGCTGCCTGGCGGCCCTCAACAAACCCTACATACTGAGCAGCTTCCTGCTCCTGTTGCCTGAACTTCTGCTCCTGCTGTATATAGCGCCGTGCCTGATCTCTTGCCTGCTCCGGCATATATCCAGCTTCTTCGAGCCGTTGTGCATAGGATCTTGCCTGTTGCCCTACATTATCCCGCCACTGTCTCTGAACCTCACTGGCGCGACGCTCCTGAAGCTCCCTCAGCGCCGCCTGATCTACCTGCGGTGCTGCCGGAGGTGGTGTCTGGCCAAAGGAAGTGTCATCCAGCGTATCCGAAGACACATCGGGTGACACATCACTGGCCCCGTCATCAGTGGCAACAGCAGTGGCAACCCCACCGCCATCCCCGCTATCCTCTTCCGGGGATGGAATGCCATCGTCTACATCTGGATCAGCCGACCCCAAGTCATCTACCGGTTCCTCAATTTCCTGTGATTCCTGTGGTGAAACCATGTCACATCACTCCTTTTCCTTGACATATACTACACCCAAGATACACCCACTAGTCAAACCTAAACCATATACCATGCAGATATTAGTATCTCTGCATGGTAATTCTTATATCCTCATACATCTTATCAAAATCACCAGACCATGTTTTTAGGTCTACATCTGGGAACTCATTGCCTTTCTC